CCATCTGGATTTCATTCATGTCAGTCAAAGCCTCGGAGGGTTTTAGCTAGTCGTGCGCGCTGCCCAAGTTTACCAGAGGCGTGAGCGGCTTTATCTAGCTTCTTCATCGGGATCTTCTTACCCTCTTTGACACCGAGTTCCTCTCGCAGTGCGCCAGGCTTTTTAATAGCCTCCTGAATCCATTTCTTGCTCATGATGTGACTCCATTAGGGAATTGAGATAAGGTCATAACTAGTTGACGCTGCAGTTGAAGAAAGAGATAGCGCGGAGTCAATATAAGACGGCGAACCAAACGAAGGTGATGTAGTGGTGAACGTGTAGCTTACTGAGGAAAACGAGCCCGAATTAACAGCGTAAACAAGCGTGCCACCCCCCGCAGTATAGGTTCCGGTTAGAGTGCCGTCTTGAGGTACAGAAAACAAAATTGATATGGGAGATACGTTAAATGGTGTAGAGATTAGGACGCAAACAGAGTTATTCGTGTTGTTAACGGTAACCGCCGAGACTATGGTGAACAAAGAGGCGTCTATGGGGCTCATGACAAAATTTCTTTGCCAAGAGAGCGTTCCGCCGCTGCTTACTTTGAACAAAATTCCAGTTTTGGCGCTTGAGTTATATCCGCCAACGTAAATATTATTTGAACTATCAATGGCAAGGCAGGTTAATTGCGACGAACTCAAAGTGTTTGCCCATACAAATGCGCCAGTTGAAGCGTTTAGTTTGACGATAGAAGACGCGCCGACGGCATAAATAAATCCGTTTGACTCTACAACTTGGCTAACTTTGTTAAAGGTGCTATTTTTGAAGCTCCAAAGCACAGAAATATTTGAGTCGACCTTTGTAATGCTTGTGGCGATCCCGTTACTAAGGTCGCCTAGATACGCAGTGTCATTGCTGCCGCCGCCAATAAAAGTCAAAGACGTAGATGCGTTGCTGTAAAATTTCTTAGTTACTATTGAGTTTCCATAGTATTTGAACAACCCCGTGACGCCAGAAAGAACAATCCCGCCAAGATACAAACTTCCATTGTCGGATGTGACCATGCTGTTGAAAGCAAAATTTCCGGTGTTTGATACGTAACGGGAAGAAAAAATATTGCCGCTAGTATCTAACAAAGTGATTGAGGCTTTTAAGGTGACGGGTGCGCCCCCTCCCGAGTTGCCGGCAATTCCAATTAAATTTGAGTTTAAGAACTGCAGCCCGTTTACGTTTATAGAACTTCCAGATTGGTTAACTGATGTCTGCCAGGTCAGCGTGCCGGCCGGGGCGACTTTTAATATCAGGCCCACAGTGTTGCCGACATAAAGGTTGTTGGCGGCGTCGATTGTCATGAACCTTGTATACGCACCAATCTTCGCCATCCAGCCGCCGTTAGGTATGCTGGTTACTGTATAAAAGTCACCGAATCCTCGAGCAGAGGCGGCACCGAGCGTTGCAAGTGTTGGCATGATTAGGCGAACTTTGTTTGGGAAGCCAGCACCGTATACGAGGACAGACCGGTGCGGATGATGGTGTAGGTGTAGACGTCGACGCTGTTCGAATTGCCCGATGTGGGAGCAGTTCCACCCTGCCACCTCAGTGCAGCAGGAGCCACACCGTCAATCGTCACCGCTGACCCGCCAACCGTCAATGCGCTGTTATATGCAGTGGTTACCGCACCAATCTGGGCAAGAACAGCAACCGTTACCGACTGACCCTGACTCATGAAAGAACTCAGGGGGGTCCCGCTACTTGCACGGAAGTTAAGCGACCAAGGGCTGGTAGTCGCCGTGTTATAGAAGATCACCGACTGCGTGGAGACGTCAATGTTGAGTGCGCCAGATGCAGCGGAGCCGGTAACGGTGCAGGTCTCGAGGGCATTCTTCAACGCAAGAGAGGCCGAGCTACTTGACCCGGCAAATGTCTGAGTGGCCGTAAAAGTGCCTGCATTCGCAAACCTCGGGACGACTGTGGTGTCTATCGCCACGCTGCCGGTGTTTGTAATGTCAGTAAAGGACATCCCGGTTCCAGCAGAGACCGTCGTTACCGGATTGGCCCAAGCAAACGCGCTGCCGGTGTACTTGAGATAACTAGAGGCGGTTGGGGCGTCAATGAAGGTCGTCGTGCTAGCCGCGCTCTGGTAAGGGATCTTGTTGATTGCGCCGCCAGAGAGATTGGCAACAGAAGTAACCGCGCCCAAGGTTGTCCAGGCGGGAAGTTGCGCCGACGTTAATGCAAGCACTTGTCCAGAACTACCTGCAGAAAGGAATGCCGTGGTGCTTGAGGCTGATTGATACGGCAAGGAACCCGCAGCGCCACCCGTAATATTGGCAACGGATGATGGGAAATTTAACGTACCCCAGGCGGGGAGCTGGCTTGAGGTTAGCGTTAGAACCTGTCCGCTAGTCCCCGCCGCCAAGAAAGAGGTTGTGTTAACAGCAGACTGGTACGCAAGGGCCCCAGCCGTACCGCCAGCCAAGTTTGATGCTAGGGTTGACGTACCTGCAGGGGCCCATGTTGGAAGGCCGCCAGGAGACATCGTGAGGACGTTCCCGCTAGTCGACGAGGCCAAGAACGCAGTAGTGCCAGAGCCCGATTGATAGGGGATAGAGCCTGCCGCGCCGTTTGCCAAGTTGGTCGCGGTGCTGGCGGTCCCGGTAAGCGAGGCGGTGATGGTTCCGGCGGCAAAGTTACCCGACGCATCGCGCTTAACGATCGCCGAGGCCGTGTTTGAATTTGTCGGCGTAACCCAGGTCGGGGCCCCGGTACCGTTAGAACTCAATAGATCGCCCGCTGTGCCGGTTGCAGTAAAGGCGTAGGTCGTAGCCCCACCGTATGCAATACCGCCCTGTGTGAGCGTCTGGATGCCCGTCCCGCCCGTATTTACCGGGAGTGGGTTTGTCGCGGCTGCCTTTGTTGCGATCGTCTGCAGGTTGCCGGTGCTGTCCTTATAGAAAAGCTTCCCGTCTGCAGTGTTAATCGCAAGCTCACCCGCCGCCAGGTTTGAAGTTGATGGCGTGGCTCCGGTGTTGGCGCTGTAATAGAGCTGGATAGGGGTGAAGGTTGCCTGTGCCATGTTTACACCGCCGGCCAAATAATATTAAAGGGATCCGCCTGAGTTGTGATGTCTCGTAGAGCCTGGCGGTAGGTCGCCCACTTTGTTTTGTCAACCGGAGCGTCTGCTACCTGAGTCCAGTCGGCGTCCTTGAGCATCTGGTTGCGCTGGGTGTTCATTTTTTATTTCACTAACGACCAAGAAGTTGTTGCCTCGTCCCATTGATACCGCTGACCATCGTCAGGCATCGGCGTTGGTGCTTCCCACAGGCAATTTTCTTCGTTCAAAACCCACGATGGAAACGGCTGCGGAGGAATGAATGCATCACGTTGAGCGTCGTAGGTAAAACCAATAGCAGCGTAATGTTTACGGATTCTTCGGTTGTAACTGGTTTGTTTCCAGTGGGTGTACCCGCCAGACCAGTCTACAAGAAACTGAATCCCTTTTGCCTCAGATTCAACACCGTCTTGCAATAGCTCATTATTGTTAACGGCGAGAACTTCAAGCACAACATTGTTTTCATCAAGTTTTGCAAAGTAAGCCATTTAATTTCTCAGAATGTAATAGAGCCGGTGTCGGTAAACTTGTAGATTCGATACCCGCCGGTTACAGTAATAGTCGGGCTTCCGGTTGTTGCTGATGCTGCGCTGAAAGTGTCCGGGTAACGAATAATAACAACGCCTTTTCCTCCTGCCCCGCCAGAATATTTTGGGGTTGTCGCGCTTAGGTTCCCGCCGCCCCCGCCGCCCCCGCCAGTGTTTGCATCAGCGGATACAGCAGCAATATTTGGGGATCCCGAAGCGCCGCCTTTGCCAGCCGTTCCTGTAGCTCCTGTTCCACCATTTCCGGGAGTTGCTGTTGAATAACCGCCACCGCCACCGCCGTAAGCGTAATAAACAGAAGATCCGGTAATGCTACTCGTAGAACCGCTTCCCCCATTTCCAGATGCCGAAATTGTAGCCGCAGTTCCAATTCCTCCAGCGCCGCCACCTCCGCCAGAACCATTAGAAGTAGCTCCAGCCCCTCCGTCTGAACCTTGACCAGAAGTTCCAGTACCAGCGTTGCGAAAATTTACATCACTAGATTGCGCGCCGCCTGCTCCAGACCCACCGTTTTTATTGGTGTTAGCCCCAGTCCTCCAAGCAACTCCACCACCCCCACCAGTGGATTCAATTTTTGCACCACCACCAACAGCAGTTGTGTTCCATGATGAAACGCTACCAACAGAACCCTGTGCAGTGCTATCTGCTGATGCCGCACCACCAGCACCACCAGCGCCAACCGTAACCGTGTATGACGTTGCGGCTACAACAGAATAGGCCGAGCCTCCGACGTTGGTAAGCAATCCACCAGCGCCGCCGCCCCCCGCGCCACCGTTTGTATCAGATCCGCCGCCGCCACCACCGGCAACAACCAAATACTCAATTGAAGTTGGCCCAGCCGCAGAGGCTTGCAGTGTTAAAAAATTATTGAGGGCGGCAAACATTATGGCGTGTACCCTTGAGTAATGGAGCCATACCAGTTTGTACCATCAGCAATAAAAGACAGTATGTCCATTTTTCCTGCCGTTGCCGTAATTGTCGGAGCGCCAGCAGAACCCCATTTGACCCCAGTAAATGTTGCGCTACCGTTACCCGTAGATGCGGCTTGTTTAAGTAACAGAACGAATGACTTACCAGCGGTTGCAGTGGGCATTGTGAATGTACAAGCAGTTGAGGCTGTTAACGTAGCTGTTTGAACCGTGCCGCTAGTTAACGATATGGTGTTTGTAGTTGTTACCGTGCCGATAGCCACAACGCTTTCGGTGTAGTTCGTAACAGTCGGGTTTGTGAGCGTTGGCGTTGTTGAAAACACCAAATTGGTACTGGTCGTTCCAGTAGCGCCGGATGCCGTGTAGCCCGTAATGTTATTGAATGCGGTGATACCGGCAGCGCTTGCGTTAGTACCGCCGTTTGCAACAGGAAGAACCCCGGTAACGCCAGTCGTTAAAGGCAACCCGGTGGCGCTGGTTAGAGTGCCGCTAGAGGGGGTGCCAAGAGGGCCACCGCTATACAAAACCGTTCCAGAGGCATCAGGAAGGGTCAGTGTGCGACTGGCAGTAAGTGTTGTTGGGGTGAGTGTTACGCCATAGCTAGAGGTGCCGCCAGCTCGACCTTGCAGGATTACAGAGTCTTGCGTTGCCGCCGCTCTAGCCGTGGCAGTAGTAAACACCCCAGTCGTCGGAGTCGTATCGCCAACAGTACCGTTGATGTTGATTGATGCGGTGCCGGTGAGATTTGTAACGGTCCCGCTTGATGGAGTCCCAAGAGCCCCACCGTTAACAACTACCGATCCCGCTGTGCCTGTATTTGTACCCAGGGCAGCCGCAACCCCGGTTCCTAGGCCAGAAACACCCGTAGAGACAGGAAGTCCCGTCGCATTGGTTAACGTCCCAGAGCTTGGCGTTCCGAGCGCCCCACCATTAACAACGAACGCGCCAGCAGAACCAGTGTTCACACCAAGAGCGGTAACAACTCCAGTGCCAGTCGTAACCGTTGAAGGAGCCGCGCCAGCACCGCCACCAACAACCAGAGCATTAGATGCAAGCGCGCCAGAAGATGCCCAAGTGGTGCCCGACGAGAAATAAACTATGCCGCCGCTAGTCCCAGCAACAGTCAAATCAAACGAGCCAGTTGTTGTAACAGGAGAACCGGCAACAGAAACGATGCCCCCGGTAAATGTCTGACCAACGCTTGTAACGGTTCCAGTTCCGGTCGCCGTAACCCACGACAAATTATTTGAGGCATCCGTTGACAGAAGTTGACCGGCCGTTCCCCCAGCCGAGGGAAGGGTCCAGGTTACATTTGTCCCCACAACCGAAGGCGCCCTAAACGCCACCCAGTTGCTATTGTCAAGGTCGCCAAACCTAACCGATCCCTGTCCACCAACCTGAATGCTGCTGCCGTTCCAGGTCAAATTAGCAGAGCCGCCAAACGCACCGCTATTGTTAAATTGGATCTGAGTGTTTGACCCACCAGGAGACCCGCCCGTCGCATAGTTTGGAATGTTTAGCACGGTGCCGTTAAATGTAGCCGCGCCGCTCGTTCCGGTTGTAGTCAGTGAGAACGGAGACTGATAATCTGTATTCGCCGTCGCCGCACTAATTGATGTTCCGTTGCCCTTAAGAAGCCCTGTTATCGTAGTGGAAAGGGTAAGAGCAGGCGTTGTTGAGGCGGTCGCCACAGTGCCAGCAAACCCGTTCGCAGAGACGACAGAAACCGACGTCACAGTCCCAGCCGAACCCCAAGAGGCGCTCGTGCCGTTAGTGGTTAAAAACTTGCCGTTGTTTGAGGTTTGGGACGGCAGCAGGGCGTTGATAGCGTTGGCCGCGCTTGACTGACCGGTGCCACCCTGAGAAATCGCAACAGTCCCAGTAGTAACCTGGTTGCCGTTAATCGCAATCGCGGTGTTAATGGCCCCAGTAATCTGACCCTGAGCGTTTACGGCAATCTGAGGTACCTGAGTGGCAGAGCCGTAGGTCCCAGAGGTCACGCCTGTATTCGTAATGCTAAATTGATTTGTGCCGGATAGGCTTAGGCCGGTGCCGTTTGAGTAGACAGCAGACCCCGAGCCAAACTGAACAAAGACAAGGCTGGTAGTGCCAATCGTAATTGGCTGTAGAGCTGTCTGAACCCACGAAGTATTTGCATTCGTAGCGCCAGTCAGGATAAGGGTGAAGTCGCCAGAATCAACATTAAGGTAGGTCGTGCCAGGCGTGTTGTAGTCCGTCGCTCGAGTCAAAACGAACGGATTTAATACGTCGCCAGCCTGGGTAACCGTATAGATGCCGTTTTGCGCCTGATTAGACTGGTTCTTGACTAGCACGCGGTTGCCAGCAGCGACGTTAACCGAGTCAACTAAAAGCGCACCATTTGAGATAGCGGTCAGGGTTGCGCCGACTCCAGAAGATCCGTTGTTATATGTGCAATCCGGCAAAAAGTCGGCGGTCGCAAGGTTACAATTTTGGTGAAAAGACAGCCCGGATGAGACCGCATCAGCATAGGCCTTGTTAACAATATCGTTGTTGCTGGTCGGGGTTGCAACAATGGTTCCGGTGGGGGCGCTTATTGTTGAAAACCTACCCGCCGCAGGTGTCGTGGAGCCAATAGAGGTGTTGTCAATCGTGCCGCCAGAAAACGCCCCGCCAGTAATGGTTTTCCCTGTGAAGGTGAGGGAGTTTGGCAACGAAAGAACCGGAGTGATGCCGCCGGTCGAATTGATCTCGTTTGCGGTTCCAGTTACGCTGACAACCCCACCGCCACTCCCAGCAGCAGACCACTCAACATCCGTAGCGGTAGGGTTTACCCGCAGCACATACGATTCATTTCCTGCGTAACTTGGCAGCAGGTTTACTCGAGCGGTAGCCGCAGTAGTCCCGCCGGTGCCGCCACTCCCAACCGCAAGTGTCCCACCTAGTGTGATAGTCCCAGAGGTAGTAATCGGCCCGCCAGTCGTCGTCAAACCCGTAGTGCCACCAGAGACGTTGACAGATGTAACAGACCCGCTACCGCCACCGCCGCCACCGATAGCACCAGTAGTCGTGCGAACCGTCTGCCCGTTCTGGACGACAGGGACCAGCTCCGTGCCGGTTAGGGGTTGGGCCGCTGGAAGCTGGGTAATAGTTACATTTGCCATCTATATCTCGATACTATCCAGGTTGCCGTTATTCTCTGGCGTCTGAGTATTCTGCTCTGGCGACAATACAAAATTATTATCTCCGCCAGTCGTGAGGTTGTTATCCTCAACTGCAACACTCTCGTCAGGGCGCGGAAAGCGTATTGTAATCTTTTCTGTCTTGCGTGCAGCGAGTCGATACGGATCAAAGTTATCCGCGCAA